CCGACTCAGTTACACGTCATCAAGTTCCCACGGGAGTTGTTGGTACGACGTACAATTCCAGCGGCACAGATGCCGACGGTAGCCACGGGAATGATTGTCACCTGTGTGGACACGGCCTATTCGACTAAGTCGTGGGCCGATTACACAGTCATAGCGACGGCCATGATTCTAGGCGGGAGGTTCTTCCTCATCGACCTGAAGCGTGACCGCTACAACGAGTTTGAACTGCCAGCGATGATTGCGGCGACGGCCCTCCAATGGAAACCTCGGCGCATCTGTATCGAAGAGTCAGTTGGTGTGAAGTGGATGGGCCGCGAGGCCTATAGGGAGATGGACAAGTTGAAAGTCCGTGTTCCTATCGAATGGGTTTCACTTGGTCAGGGCAAGAAGACCAAGTCGAAGACTGAGAAGGCGGGGCCAGTGCTCAATGCACTAGGTCTGGGGAACTTGCTATTCCTCAACACCTGTCCTAATCTCGATCAACTTTATGACGAACTGTCTAAGTTCGGTACCGCTGCGGCAACGCACGATGACATCGTGGATGTACTGGCGATCCTCATCAACCAGTTCTCGGCATACGCCGCGAACGACGCGAAGGTATCTGCGGCTCAGGATGTGTACTTCAATCCGAAGCAGCAAGCAGAGTACCGACAAGTATTTGAACGGCTGGTTCAGAATCCCGCCAACATGGCGGCATTGGCTTCGAGTTTTCCGGACTCCGCTGATAGCGAACCTTTACCTACAGGATTCGGGCTAGGGTCAGATGCAGGCGACCCCCTCGCAGACCTGATGGGATAAGGAAGGAAATCTCATGGCTGATGAATCTGTACTGACGGCTACCGTCGTACCTGACGGTGACCCAAACGGCGGGCTGCAGGCGAAAGACTTCGATGCGAAGGGCCAACTACCCATCGACAAAGAACTGACCTTGGTCTGTAAGTCGGCCCAAATGGCGAATGCGTTCATTGCAAACCGCCAGTGGACTTTGTTGTGGCGCGATGCAGACTTGTTGTTCCAATCGCCACGACCGATGACGGTCTACGAGAACACTTATGTTCTTGAGCCGAACGTCCAGCGATTCACGGTTGCGAAGGTTTGCAACGCGGTTGTACCGCAACTCTACAAGGGTTTGTTTTACGACGACCCACCGATGTTACTTCGGCCACGTCCGGGCACGAGTCAGAAGGCTGTGGATGCGAAGACGGCTTTGTATTCGTTCATCCTCGATCAGTGTCAGTTCAAGAACCACGTCAAGTGGGGCCTTGAGCAGATGGCGCACCTTGGAACAGGTATCTTCAAGTGGGGATATGACTGGAACGAGGTAGAAACATACAAGCGGTCGGCTACGTTCACGAACGTCGAGTCTACGAATCCCGACGGGAGTACGTCTACAACGTCTATCGCTACCGATGAATCACCCAAGATCGAACGCACGGTGAGAGTCGTGCCGCTACCGTTCTTTGAGCATCGTCCATTGAACAGGGTGCTCGTTGATCCACACTGCGAAGTCTCGGACATCCGAGAAGCAGGCTGGGTTATCGACGTGCGGTACATGGACTGGTATCAGTTCATCGAACTCAAGAAGTCTATCGTCGGCGCGAAAGACGACGGCGAGAACGGCCTTGCAATCGACGGGTATAAGTTCCCGTCTGACAAACAGATCAGAGCCATTTGGGAGAGCCAGCCCCGTGCGGGCACCCGACAACTCGATCAGGAGACACAGGTTCGTGGAGTTGTGTTCCACTCCGAAGAGATTAACAACGACGCAAGCCCCGACCCATTTAGAACCAAGCTCGAAGTATTAGAGTACTGGGACAAAGGTCGTAAGATCATAGTTCTCAACCAAGAAAAAGTGATCTTCACGGGCGAGAACGAATTCAAAAAAATTCCGTTCCTGTCATCCAACTGGTGGAATCGCCCCCGGGCATTCTACGGTATGGGTCTCGGCCTGATCGTTGGCCAGAATCAGCGGGTTGACCAAGGAAGCATCAACGCCATTCTCAAGATACTGAGTTATGGTGTGAACCCGATCTATCTGCGTAATAGGGACGACAACGCCCCGACGCAAACCATCCGCACAGGCATCGGCAAGATTCTAAGCGTGACGGATGTGGAGAAATCTTACAAGCTGATGGAGAGTCCGAAGGTGCCGTCCGATATCTGGGCGGCTCTGAAGGAATCCGAGACAGCGACGGAGAGTTCGTCTGGTGCAGACCAGACGTTAGTCCAAGGTTCCTCTGCTGGCCCACGGGCTGGCATGGGTCGGTCGGCCACTGGGGCGAACCTAATGGCGGGGGCCAGTGCAACAAGACTGGATGGTCCCTTAGACAACTTCATCGAGCAGGTCTTCAAGCCGTTCCTTGGCATCATCGAAATGCTGACGTTCACAGTAATGTCAGATAAAGCGATCCTGCACATCCTCGGCAAAGATCAGGGTGCGGATTTCCTAGAAGGCTTCGACATTCAGGAGTTCCACAACGCCCAGATCGAGTACGAAGTCCTTGCGGGCTCATCGTTGGCTGCGAAGCGGACGATGGCACAGTCGATGGTTATGCTCACGCAGATTCTCGACAACCCACAGATTCAGCAATCGCTGGCAGAGATCAATCAGGAGTACATCGACTTCAAGCCGATCATCTCCATGTGGCTCGAAGCCAGTGAGTGGAAGAACAAGAACGACATCATCAAGCCGATGACGGCTGAGATGAAACAGCGCCGGGATGCGAACTCGAAGGCCGCTATGCAGCAAGGTGCAATGCAGGCCAAGCAGCAAGGCGACCAACAGAAGTTCGTCCAGAAGCAGCAACTCGAAGATCAAGCATCTGACAACCGAATCAAGCGGGACATAACCCGTGAGGCCGCTAAGGCCAGCGGAATGTCGGAGACGGTCAATGGAACCCCGTCGCAACAGGGAATCCAAGGGCAGATGCCGAATGTAGTTTAATTCCTGTGGATTAATTACCCATAGGCGGGGAGTACCTGAAATACTCCCCATATTCTTTTCAGGAGAATTATGCCCTACTCGACAAGAGAGAAAAAGAACGCACACGCTCGGGAATACGCACGAGGGCGAGCAGAGACACGCAATGCCTATATGCGAAGATGGAGAAAAATCAATTGCCCTCTCATCAAGGATAAAGCGTATGCGAAATTAGGCAATCGTTGCTCTAGTCCTACCTGTCGATGGATAAACTTCGACGGTACGAGAGGTTGCTCGGAACGCGCTTGTCTTCAACTCGACCACGTTTTTGGAAAAGGTCGTAAGGAAAGACAACTCACTACGAGTTACATCATCTACCAACGGGTGCTCACAGACACTGAAGGTAGGTATCAACTCTTGTGTGCCAACTGTAATTGGATTAAGCGGAACTCAGAAGTTGAAAGACCTGTCTACTAGGAAGATAAGATGTGCTGTCGGCTGCCAATGAAGCCGACCCGGGACGCCAGCGGGCCGCGAGGCACTGGCGAAAATTCTAGGAGGGGTGTATGGAGAGTCCTGATCTAGCCAAGATTGGCATGGAACCTCTGACTAAGTTCGACCAACGTCAGAGGTCGATCATCGCAGGCACCGTGAACGGAGAATTCTTCGGTCTGATCCAGCGGATGTTGGAAGACCAACTGAAACTGTTCAACCAGCGGCTGATTAACACGGAGAATTCTAACGCCGCAGAGGTTGTCTCCAATCACGCAATGGCTAAGGCTTCAGGTATGGTTTACACCGGCCTATTGCAGAGAATCTCCGAAGAGATTGCACTGGCAGCGAATGAGGCTTCGACGATTGGGTCTATCTCTGATCCAGAGCGTCCGTACTACCCGTCCGAGTTTTCTGGACAGGAATCGTTCTAAATAACCGGAGGAGGTTATCATGGCAAAACTTACGTTACAGGAAGTGAACAAGATGTCGGCGTCGGAGTACTCGAAGCGTATGAGCGACCCGACCTTCATCGAAGAAGTCAACGCACTTATGGTCGTGACGGCCCCGATCATTGACCCAGAGACGGGGAAGCCGATTGGTGAAGTCGCCATCGACCCCGAAACGAATTTACCCGCCGTCCCGAAGACGGCAGTGGAGACGGTTCCGTCCACTGCGGTGCTCGCCCCCGTCGAAAACGACGTCACACCCGTCGAAAAACGGTACGAATGGCAGCCGACCGACGAAAACGGCAAGTCGTACGGCGGCAAGCAAGTCATCGTCTACACGACGCCCGACGAACTGACTACGAAGCTCACGGAGCAGAACAACCTTATCTTACGCCGGATGCGTAAGTTGTCACGAGAATCCAAACTCGGGCTAACCCCCGGAGAGGATGTCCCTGTGAATGCTCCTCGCACCCACTTCACGGAGTTTAAGCCGAAGCAACTGAGTGCAGACGAACGCTTCCAGTTGATTCAGGAGTTGAATGATCCTGCGAAGTTCGAGGACGCCAAGATCAGATTAGCCGAAGCGACGTTCGGGGCAAGACCCGAAGTCATCACGAACATGCTGCAAGATAGTCAGCAATTGCTGCTTGAGCAGAAAGTCATTCGTAGCTTCGACGCCTTTATCGATAACGTGGGCGATAACTTCTACAACGTGGAAGCCAATCGTCTAGTACTAACCGATTGGATGTGCGCGAGAGACCTTGCCCCCACTCCAGAGAATTTTGAAATCGCCTTGGCGAGAACTGCCGCATTGCAGCTTCCCGCCCCGGTTGTCCAACCGTCACAGGCTGTTGTGGATGCCGTCATCCCAACCGTGGAATCGGAACCGAAAGCGAAGGTTCCCGCTGTCGCAGACGCTCGGATTAGCGTTGAAGCACAGTCGGTACAAACCGCTAGACATCAGACACCATCCGGCTTGAATGATCGAGTATCTTCAGCCAGCGGGAACACTCCCGTGAGTGATCGTTCTCTGACTCTAGCAGATGTTGACAGAATGTCAGCCGATAATTATAAGAAGCAGATGTTAGACCCTGCTTTTGCCAGACAGGTAGACCAACTCTACAAAGAGCAGGAATCCCGTCGGGCGGCCCGCACTCGTTAACATCTCATGAGGTAACTTATCATGAGTTTCTCCCCAGCAGGCAATCAGTTATCTAACCTGCCCCAGAGCACGGTTAAGTATTACGATAGATAGTCGTTTGTCGTAACAAAATCTCCTTTAATTGACTTGAAACCTGAAATGGCAACAAGGCGGAAGCAGACTTGACAAGAGTCGGGCACCGTGAGAGACTAAACAAGGAGACACACATGCAAACTTCTGAACAGCGAAAAGCTTGGCTCAAACTTAACCGTGCCAAGATGACGGAATATAGCAAGAAGTGGCGTCAAAGCGAAAGCGGAAAACGTCATGAACTCGCTCGTCACCTGTCCAGAAAGTATGACATGACGATTGAGGATAAGCAGAAAATGTGGGATGAACAGAAGGGGCTTTGTGCCGTCTGTCTCAGACCACTCCCTGATATCTTTAATCGGGATTGCCAAGTTGAGCATGACCACGCAACGAATAAAGTGCGTAGTTTGGCTCACTGGTATTGCAACATGGTCGTCGGTGTCATGGAGAAACATTCCGTGCCACTTGAGGGCGTGATTGCGTATCTCAAAGTGATGCGATAGTCCGAACATACGGAAAACCAAACCGTATGAGGTTAGCAGAAATGTCTAGCCCGCTGAAGCCTTCAGCAGCGTAACAATCCTGAAACGGTTCCGCGAGAACTTGAAGGCGCAGACCCCGTTCGTCCGTTGTTCACAGCGTCTGGACTTGCCGAAGAATTCCGGTAACCAGTACGAGATGTTCATGTATGTGCCGCTGGCTGCGCTAACC